GGTTCCGTACACTGCCAAACTTGGGGTGTACTACTGTTTCAATCTTAGGGCTGAAATAACTCAAAGACCGACCGCTCGGCAGGCGACAAAAAAGAAACGGCTTACAATATTCGTAGCTCACAAGCCCGGCCTCCCACGCTCCTTCACCGCCCATCGCAGAGAAAGCTGCAATGCGCAATTCGTTCCACCATTTGGGGACTTCCGGGTACGCGCTACGATAGACATCCACCAGCCGCTTCCCGACCGCCATAGCTTTTTCGTCGCGCGTGTACTCCCTGTCCCGTGTGTCTGACTTGGGGTCGATAGGCACACGCCACTCGTCTCTCTCCCCCTCGTAAAGCTCGGCTAGGTCTACGCCAAACCCGTGTGCGTAATTCATCAGCCCCTCGCCGCCAAGCCCGAAGCCGCAACCCAGAACAGGCGGCTTACAGAATTTACGTTGGTCTTTAGTGACCTCTGAGTATTCCACCGAGAACACTTCCGTCGCGTAATCTTTGTAGGCATCGCGGCCTGTCCTGAACAGGTCAGTAATACGCTTACTCCCGGACAGCCAGCCAATCACGACAGTCTCAACTGAGCTTAGGTCGGCGACTCGCAACGACTTGCCTACCGGGGCCGCGATTACGCACCGGATAGTTGAGATCAAAGCGTCAGTAACAGATGGGTACATGAGATCAAGAATCTCAAGGTCTCTGTGCTTGACTGCTTTAATCGCAGCAGAGAGGCGTATCTGTATCTCCTCTACCGTTCGACCGCCGAGGGTCGGGGACACGAGGTTGTGAGGTTGCACTCCCCCTCCTGTCCACCGTCCCGTTCGAGCGGCTCCGTAGAATTGAAAACTGCCCCTCAGCCGCGCGTCCCCCGATGACCGTTGCTTGAAGGCTTGGAACTTTTTGGGTGACACCTTGCTGGCTTCCTGCCTTAACAGGAGAACATTTCTCACTGCACTCGGAAGGTCAGGGCGCAGAAGGCAGTCACGCATCACAGCCTTCGTCAGTGACTTTAAGGTGACCCCCTTCGATTGCAGCCAGCTCTGTAGCTGTACTACGCTGTTGGGATTGTCCAGCCCGGTTATTGATTTTATTCCGGCGAGAAGACTCTTGGTGTGGTTCTTATAGACTTCAATCCCCGCGTCAATTAGATCAACATCGACTGGCATCCCAGTCTCATTGATGTGCTGGTCAAGTAGCCAAAGAGACCTCTCACTGGCGGGGTGCGTCTCAGGGCTAAAAGGCAGCAGCTTCTTGTAAATCTCACGCTCGGCATTCACATCCTGAATGCAGTAAGTGCAAAACTCGGCCCAAGCCTCGGGGTCAGTCGCCCGAGTGCTGCGGACGTGCGGTTTAGATTGAGTCCCTACCTTCGGCCCGCAGAACTTTTTAATTAAGGCTTTACCCGAAGTCAATTTCTGAGTGTCTAGCGGTATGCCAACGCAGGCTCCAACTTGTCCTAGACCACCGGGAAAGCTCAGGCTTTTAGCTAGAACCATAACGTCAGTCCACTGGCTGTCTTGGATGTCTAATCCCCAGCAGTTGGCTAATAGTTGCATCTCGAAGGTGGCGTTAAATGCTAGCTTCTCAATATCAGGGTCTACAAGATCGTTGCACAGCCAAAGGGGAGGCGGCTCACGGGTGCAATCGAAAAGGACAGTTTCTTTATCGTTGTAGGCTACTGCGGCCATCATAATTTCAGTGGATGGGTCAGCGGCGTAGACGTACACGCCTCGCGTTCGTAGATTCACCTTTGAGAAAGTCTCAAGGTCGATATGTAACTTCACGGCCATTGCGCTCTCCGGTTAATAAGTAGGAGACCCGTAACGTGGGTCAGGCGGCCAGCCTATTATTGTTATGGGGCTGGCAGGTTGACGTCTTAGCTCCAAGGGTCTTCCGATGCACCCGCAGCCGGGCCGAAAGCAGAGAAGTCATCCTCGGCTCGGCGGCCCGCGCCGCTTAGGGGTTCGCCCTTGCTGGTGACTTGGACATTGCTCAGTCCAAGCGCGACTCCGCGGTTACCCTTCTGGTCATACGCATAGGCGTTCGCGCTGATTCGGCAGTAGTCTCCGCTGACAAAATCGCGGACGTCTAGGACGGGCCGCATCTGAGCGTCGATTATGCCGGGCTGGTTCTTGGTCTTGAGGTTAACCCAGTAATGGCCCGCATAAGCCTCGTCGTGGGCCTTCTCCGTGTCGCCATCTCGGAGAGGATTTTTCAGATTAGGCGGGCGCTTACTGGCGTCAGGCCACTTAGCAGTTGTTGCTGCTTCGACCGCCTTGTTAATCGCATTGACGGTATCCACGTCGTCTTTGCTAATTAAGAAAGCCATCGAGTATTCTTCTTTGCCGCTCATCGTATTAAGAGCTGGCTGGAATACGGAGACATAACTCCCGCGACCCTCGCCAGTGATGACTGTAGTATCTAGTGTCTTGTTTTGCTGTCTTTCTGCGTTCATAGCGTTTTCCTTTTTGCTAGACTTAGTTAAATTCACGTCCGTCAGTAAATGAATAATCAGGGCGTGGGTCATCAGTTGCCACGACCGAAGGCTTACCCTTCGGTTTCGTGATTACGGATTTCAAAGCGTCAGCCCCTCCTTTACCCAGCAGCTTAGTGGCCTGCGCGGGTGAGATAAGGGATGACGTGTAAATTTCTTGCTGAGTTTTTCCTAGCGCGAGCAGGGCGGCCGCGGCTTCACTTGCCCCCGTCCACTTGCGGTTAGCGCGCCCCTCGACGATTCGGAACCCCGGCACGTCTAATCCTTGGACAAGACCGCCGAATGCTTCCTCTCGCACCGCCGCGCACCAATCTTCTATGGCGGGGATTTGCTCAAGTAATAGTCCTATTTCGGAGTAGGAGAGCAGCGCGGGGGTTCTGGTCGGCAATGGTTTGCCTGCGGCTAACGTCTCAACAGCAGTGTCGTACACACCAAATTCTTCGCAGGCTACCCGCATAGACTCCTCTGCTCTTGCCGGGCATACGCCCTTGGCTGGGCAAAATCTGCACTGCTTAACGCCGGGTGACAGAGGCGGGTTATCGCTCATTGAAAGTTCTGCCGCGATCTTTGCGACCTCGGCAAAAGCAAACAACTCTTCTATTGAATACTCCGCAACACTGATATGGTCTCGCCTTGGCTGATATATGTGTAGCCGCACCTTTTCAACAGGCTGTGTAAAAGAGAACTCAAATTCAAGGTACGCACCTAAAGCATACAACAGTGCTTGTTCGTTTTTCTGGGCGTGAACCATCACACCCTTCCCATACTTATAATCAATCACGTCTAGAACGCCGTCGCCTATCACAATGTGGTCGGCTGTTCCGAAGCCTTCAGCGACATACTTTTCGTAGCTGACTCTGACTTCAGTAAAATGCGTACCGGGATACTGATTACAGTAATCAACATAGCCGTGGCCGTGTTCAAACATCTGCTCATCGAGTTTAAAAGTAGGCCGCTCCCCGATAGTTCCATCCTTAATAACTACTGGAGAATCTATAGGTAAAAGCTCGTCGGTATTAACATCGTAGTACATGCCAATGTCCGCGGCCTCGCCTGTTAAGAGGTTAGCAGCAACGCAATGCGCAGCCGATCCTTCTTGGGAAGCAAACGAACTGGTGTTGGGAATGTCTTTGCACATCTCGATGGAGCCGGGACATGCGACCCAACGGTGAGCGGAGCTTGCACTTCTTTTCGCGTGGATACCCATGCTACATATCCCTCGGTGTTACAATACTACTGAGGTAGGAGTACCAACGCCCCTTCGCAAGCGCGGGGGTACGGCCGAAGAATGCCAGCCGCTTTCCAAACCAGTTCACCTCAAGAATTGTCCAGTTGGACTTGAGGATCGTAGTCTCGAACTCAGTGTCTCCGAAATCGTATTTCAGTCTCAGATGTCTTTTAGTTGGCTTTGGTTGCATATCCATGTCGGTCTCTCAGTTATCAGTTTTGGTTTGCGTTATCCATCATCTGCTTCGCTTCGGCTATCAGTTCGCTGTAGCAGGCCGCGTTCAGGTCTCCTAACTTTGCGGCTCCAAACTTATCAACCAGCGCGGCCGCTGCTTCGCGGTTAATTGACTGGGCTACTCCCAACACCGCCTCGCGCGCGTCGTCGATTGTTGCTACCGAACGATCAACGGCATCAGACTTCGCTTCGGTCTTGGCTTTCGTCTTGGCTTTCGTCTTGGTTTTAGGTGTTGCGGCGTCAGGTGCTGTGGCCGTCGTCTTAGGGGGCGGCGGCAAGTAGGCTCGAAGGTCATCCATCTGGCTGACAAGGGTCAAAACCGCTTGGGTTAAATCTGTTAGCGTTTTCTCGATCATAGCGTTTTCTCTGTAGTGGGTTTATCTTTACAACGGTAGCCATCATATTGGTTGTAAGTGTAACTTGTCAAGGTGTAAGTGTAATTGAGATTAAAAAAAAGCCCAAGCCTTACGGGGCGGGGGCTGGGGAGGTGTGCGGCAGTTGTTTTCGGGTTATGGTTGAATACTGGTAAAATTAACAGCCAGCGATTGGGTGTGTAAGTCCTTTTTCTATATAAGCGATAATAGCATCTGGATAATCGCCACAGTAATAATCAGCGAATAATTCCAGCGGGTCGCTTTTGTTGGCCTCCCCATATAAACAGTAAAAAGCTGTTATTACTTCCCGACTATCGGAATCAATAATGTTAATCCAATCCTCACCCGTACCATTTAATGCGCTGGTAATTTCCTCAAAATCTCCACAGTTATCCAATACAGTTTCCTCGCCATCGGAAACGGATATTAAATGCCCATCAAGTAATACGCGGTTGATTAGCAGGGTTAATACCTTGCGATCTTGCATGTCGATATAAGTGCTATACATAATTAGATTCCTATCTAATTCACGGCAGGAATGCCGGGGAGGTGTGCGGCAGTTGTTTTAGTGGGTATCCCGGACGAGTTCCCAGCCCGCGACACGTTTAGCAATATCAGCAATATCGAACTGGTCTACAAAGTCCCACAGGGGGTGTACGTGGGCCATAGCCTCGGCCGTAGCCTTGGTGATCGTGTCGCTATGTCCGTTCCTTTGCAGTTCTATAAGCTCAGGTGCGGCTGCCGCTTTTAAAAGTGCGATCCCCTCCCGAGTCAAAAACATCCGCGCTGGGACTATAAAAAAACGCGGCTCGTTGCTGAACGACGACCAGAAGGCATAGACTGATACCTGAGTTACTGAACTATTCACCTGATGACGCCTTCCGACTCGGATGGTGTCGCCCACACTTGGCGACCGGACATGAAGCTCAATGTCGTACCGAACGTCGTCGCGTTCAACCGAGAAAGAGTTGTGTCGGTCTTCATCCTGCACGTTGGGATAATAGCCTTCGTAAGACAGCTCCAGTATCAGCGCGTCGTAGGCAGTTTTTGTGGCTGAGGTAACCGCTTGCTGGTGGCGGGTAATCGCAGCGTTCAGCGCCTCTTGCGACTCGTAGAGATTTTTAATCATCGAGGGCGGGGAGGCTTGCCGGTCGAGTTGGGTTGCGTAATGAAGTTCCTCAACCCCTGATATTAACTCCTCGACTGAGATGCCCAGCGCCTTCGATAACGACGGCATGTGCGACGGGCGGGGAAGAGAGCTTCCCGTGAACCAGCGTTGAACAGACTGCGGGGTCACCCCGACTATTTTTGCAACCTTCGTTTGGGACAAGTCCTGAGACTTTGCCGCTGCGGCTACCCTGACCGCGAAAGTTTGGTACTTCTTTTCTGTTGCCATTACTTTATATGCTCCTTAATCGCACTTCAGTGTGGTGTCTCCGTACCAGCGTCAAGAGAGTGCGTGAAAGGCCGGGCGTCGTGCCTCGGAGTGTCATTCGACGTCACATTGTAATCTTACGCTTAGACTATTACAACCGAAGATTGTAATGCTCAGTAAAAAGTTGTACACATTACAAGTTTGGTTTACTATTCGTTACACTTACACGAGTAAGCTACACTTTACCTACGGAACACGTCTACTATGCCTGATACCAAATCCTTTCGATCCCATGCTATGACACCTAAGCAGCTCCGAGAATCGGCCGCAGCGTTCAGAACCGCAATGCAAAATGTACTTGACGGTAACCTGTCTGAGTTAGCCAGACGCTGCCGGGTCACACCGCAGGCGGTTCAGAGCTGGACAGCAAGCGGCGCAATACCCGCTCGTAGAGTTGTACAGGTGTGCAACGCGCTCAACAATCACGTTTCTGATTACCAACTGAGGCCCGACATCTTCCGCGATCCCGCCAAGTAGGTAATAAAAAGCCCCGGTCGCGTAAACGACTCGGGGCCAACCCTGCAACCTGAGCGGGTTGCGGATTCGATATTACACTACTGGGGAAGAAGATCAATGATTGAAGTGACCTACGGTCTGAGCGCAGCCCGCAGCAAAAACCTATCACATAAAATTCTTAGCGACATAAATCAGTTTGCAGATTTTATACGCGACGGCTCTACCCACGTCTCGAAGCTGGACGCCGAGGTCGATACCTTCGCAGCATGGCATTCGCTCACGAAAAAACAGCGGGACAAGCTCAAAGTAAAAGGCGGCTATATAATAGCTGGTCAGACGGCCGAGGGCGCTAAGAGAAACACGGAGTCTGTCACTGCTGTTAAGCTCTTAATACTAGACCTTGACAGCGGCGACCTGTCACAGCACGAAGTCACCCTGAAGGTTAGAGACTGGACGTGTGCATACTTTGAGACTGCAAATAGTGTGGGTGGCGCG